TAACGCTTGCGTCCCCTGCATCACCAACTGTTGCAGCTTCACAAATTGCGGGTTGTCGGTAGGCGCGGTCTTCAACAGCACATCAAACTCAGCCTGTTGCTTCTCAACCGCATCCACGCCCGGAAGCACCATCCCCGGAGGCCTAAACTTCTTTGCCGCCGCCATGTTCTGAGGGTCGCTCTTGATAGTCGCCATTGCAGGGTCAGGGTCGCTCATTGCCTTCTCCCACGCTGCCTGACGGTCTGCCCACGATTGAGGCGAGTCGGACATACCATCTGCCCGTGCAACTCCCGCGCCCATCTTCATCTTCCCTATCTCTGCGGTAATCCTACCCATCCCCGGATAGTTCGAGTCGAACTTCGCCGATTCTGGCTGCACTCTTGCGTTCCATGATGCGGACTGCGTGTTAATATTCGCAAATCCCTTCAAGATGTTCCGCCACGCCTCGCCAAAGCTAGACTTCGCGTTCTTGTCCTTGCGGTTGTACTCGGTCGCGGTCTGCTGCGGATCGTTCGGGTCGCCGCTCCCGCTCATCGACTGTTGCGCGTGCGTCAACTGCTCTGCCAGCGGTCCCGATATCCAGTCGATGAACGCGGTAATGTCTGGCGTCCCACTCGTTCCCGGAATCTGCACCACCGTATCCGTCGCAGGACGCTGACCCGGTGGCATCAGGAACGGCTCATACACCCCAGCCCTGACGCTGGATGACCGCATCTTGTCTACGTTCCAAACGCCGGAGTCCAGACCAACGCGGGTAATTGACTTGCGGCAGAACTCATCCCGCAAATCAACCAGCACGTTCAGCCGCATCTGCGGTCCCGCAAAACTCTCGGTCAATGCCCGCCGATTCTGCCCGTTGCCGCTTCTTGCGTGAAACTCGGTCAGAACCTCATCCATCGACTCATTTCGTACCCACGCCAAGGCACCAGACTCATACGCGCACAGCATCCCCTTCGGGAAGTTAGTCCAGAACCACGAACGCTGGTCCTTCGCGCACGAATCGTCCATATAGAACGATGGCCGGAACCATACATAGGTTTCAGTCACGTCGCGCATCAGACTGTCGCCCGTAGCGAACTGGCTCTGCATCGCCATCTGAACTGATTGTCTTGCCAGCCTGTCGAGCTTCAACTCGGCAATACCCATGTCGCCCGCTGTAATCTGTTTAGCTATCCAAGGGCATTTTGCTTTGGCAATCGAAATGTCGATCTCGTGCGCCAGAATCGCGTAGGCCCATTCAGTCTTGGATTTCGCCAGGATGGGGACTTTGCGCGACAATTTGCCATAGATATTGGTGAGGGTACGAATCTTAGGCCGCTTCGACTCCGCTGCATTCTTCGCATCTGGGTCCAGTCCGTCTTCCGTCTCAGGCACCACGTCTGGCGCATTGTCCTCATAGCCCCAATGCTGAGCATCGGCTACAGGGCGCGTGTACCCAACCACCGTCTCATCGGTGCAGAAGTACCGCCCAACCTCGGCCTGCAACTCGCCGTAGTTGTTCACCTCTGCCATGAAATGCTTCAAGCTGTTGGCCTGTTGCGCGTAGACCTCATCGTCAGGATCACCTGGCTTTTCAGGGTAGAACGTGCTGGACGCAATATCGCAGGACAACAGACTCGTAATAGTGTCGTTCTTTTCGCCAATGACGTTCGTATCGTGATAGTTGCCTGACTGTTGCGCCCCGTACACGCCCAGTGACGACGTACTCCGACCGTAGAACGGCTCCCAGCCGCCTCCGCTTGTCGTCTTCATCCGCTGTAGGCCACGGTCAAGCAACTCCAGCATCCATGCGCCCTGAATCTCTATCCGGTGCGGAACCGAATCCGCCTGTGCCGCCACGCCAACCATCGCCTTGATAGTGTTTTTCTGCTCGACCGTCAACTGATACTCGCCGTCTTTGTCCGTCCACAACGGCTGGTCGCTCACATCAAACGCAGCAAATGTCCCCAATGGAAGCGATTCAGGGTCAAACTCGTCCATTTGCTCAATATCGTCGTCCAACTCAGGCGGATTCTGGAGTTCGTTCTGGTCAGGCATTATAGGTCGTCCCTCTGCGGGCCTGTGCGGGGTTCCGGCTCGCTTTCGCTCAATATCGGACAGCCGTTAGGGTAGACGGTTTCCCGCATCGCCGGAAAGTTCCAGATGCGCTCCCAACCCTTGCGGTACTCGTCCGTTATCGGCTTCTGTCTCTCAAATTCCATCAACGTGTACCCAATCCGCAATGGTCTTCCGCGCTGTGAACAGGTGCGTTCTATATGCGGAATCCAATTCATCCTTTAGCGCCTCAATGGGGATTCCCGCTTTCAACGCTTTACGCAACAATGCGTATACCTCATCGAGTTGAACGCGCTCATCAGGAAGGATTTCCATATCAGTGCTTCCATTTTCCCATAGCCAACGCCAGCCGCGCCCGCTTCCCCGCAGTGCCGCTGTCGCCCTTGTGCTCCTGCTCATACGCAGCGTTGCTCACGCCTTCGCGCTTCGCAGCAGCAGTCATGGCCCCCTCCTTGATATGGAAAGAGCCTTTCTTGCCAAGATTCACGGCCTTTGTCCCGTACATCGCTGGACTCCTTATTTCCCCTCTGGTCGCTTGTCCCAGCCTTTGTATATGCCAAGAACTTCGGCCACGTCATCAACGTGCAGGCAGTCAACCATGCACGCATAGTCATTGGGAGGCTGAATGGCGGCGATGTTCCCGTTACAGTAGTCGTTGCCCGGCGTCGCGCTGTGTAGCACGCCGAAGGCTACCACTTCCCCGCCTTGCAGCTTGACAATTTTGTCGCCGTTCTTTGCTTCACGTCCGTTGCGATAGTGCATTTCTTCCTCCTATTCGTACTCAGGCTCATGGTCCTCGGACGGCTCGCCCTGCTCTTCGCCAAGGAACTTGTCCAGATGCCCCTTCAACTCTTCTAGGTTCTGGCTATCATGCTCTTGGCCGCTCTCGTGAGTCGTCGTGTGATGCCCTTCGGGGTGATGCACCGTATGCACAGGCTTATCGTCCTGCTCAGGCGTTTCCATGTCTTCCGGTCCGCCAGGCTGTCCAAGAGGGTCAACCTTCGGCGCAGTTCCCGCCTTCATCGAAAGCGACCTGTTATGCGCCATCATCGGCGGACGATTCGTGAACTTCTTGCCGTCCGTGCTCATGTGTGCCATCTGTCTGCTCCTTCATGTACATCTTGATTAACTCTGCCTGCCAGTCGTCCGGCCCCTCGAACGCAGGGACAACAGGCGGGGCTTGACTCGGCTGGAACTGTTGCGCGAACGCCGCACCCGAAGGCGAACCGAACGGCATCAGCACTGCACGCATTCTATCGCACTCCAGTTTCACGCTCGCCAACTCAACACGCAACTGCTTGATTTGCGCCTGTTTATCGTCCAAAAGTGCCGTATAGTCCTGTCGCTGCTCAATGTGACGCGCCTCAAGCCAGCCAATGTAGCGAGACGAGGTGAGCCAATCGATAAACAGTTCGCGTATGGTCAATTCCGAACCGCCTTCTCTATCAGCGCCTCGTTCTGTTGCGCCTTTGCCCGAATATCCTCTACGCACTGCCGATACCCAGCCTCGCACAAGTCCGAGATGCAACGCTTGATTGCATCCTCCGGCCAGCCCTGCTGCATCAGCCGCTCACGCCAGTTCGCCACTATGCGCTGTGATTCAGTCACGCATCCTCACTCCCAGTTCTCCGGCGGCCGCTCTTCCGCCCTTGCGCTTAGCTTATCACGCTCCTGTGTCAACCTGTAACGTAACAAATACTTCGCCTGTTCATCCGTCTGTGCCTCTACCCGCTCCCTATCCTTCTCCTCCTGCGGCTTCGGACGCGTGCCCAACTCCCCGAACAAGCCAAGCGCTACAGAGTCGTAAACGTCATCTCCCTTGGTATCCACCTTGAGCACATCCTCAAGGTTGTCCTCATCCCGCGTACACTGCGGTAGCGCCTTGATCGTCTCGGGGCAGGTGTCCAGAATCACGAACTGCCGAGTCTTAATCAGGTGGTAGAGCAGCGTAGCCCGTCCTACCCTGTCCGTCGTTGCCCGCGTCAGTGCCGTCAGCCCTCTGTCCATCAGATACTTGGACAGTTTCGCAGCCGGACTCTCTGCCTCCATCTGCTTTGCAAACTTCTCATGACTGAAATAAGCAGCCCGGTAGTCGCAGCCCTTGCGCTCACCCCTGTCACGCTCACTCGCGCCAGGCAGTCCCATCCGCGTCATACGCTCAACAATATCCGCCATCTCTATATAATCGCGCCCTCTATCCACATACTCGCGATATTGCACCGTCTTGAGGCTGTACTCGCCGCCAGCACGCCGGACCAGCGCCTTAGTAAACCAGACAACCGAGTTCCAATGCGCTCGGCCCCAGTCCCAGCCCAACCACCTCGGCTGCCAGTACTGCCAGATGATCGCGTCGGGGTCATCGCGCAGGTTAATCACATCATTCGCCGGGTCAAAACAATCGAAGTACTGCCCAACCGTCGTATCCAGCTTGCCGTCCAGTAGCTTCTCGCGCAATTCCTTCGGCATGGCGTTGAGACGCGCCACGATGCCGGGATCTTTCGCCAACATGTGCGGGTTGTCCATGATTGTGCTGTGGACGTAATCCCAGTCGAACGGGTCATACTCCAGCCGCCAGTCTGCGGGCTGTCTCGGGTCTGATGCAGGACCGCGTACGGGCGACCAGATGCGCCCGTGCTTATCAGTCTTGCTACCCTCCGGCTGGCCATCAGGCTTTTTGAGCACGAATCGGTCGTTGTACTCGCCCCAATATGCGCCGATCGGGTTCGTGGCTCCCATCATGCACGGGATCGGCCAGTTGCCATCAGCATCAGGCGCACACTCTGGGTTGACTCTGTTGCGGGCCTGGAAGAAATCCCACACTGATAAGGGGATGCCGCCGCACTCGTCCAAGAATATGACAGGGAAGGATGAGGACTGATACGCCTCCATCTCCCTCCAAGTGAAGTACCGCATATGAGAGAAAAACAGCTTCGAACCGTTGTAAAAGGTCGCTATGTGCTTTGTTTCGTTATAGCTATACAGGTCGCTCGGAACGTACGCCTTGAAGTTGGGGATGTTCGAGCGCTCCAGCTCCGGCATCGTGGTACGCAGGATCAGCGCAAAGCAGCCGGGGAAGCGCAGGAGATAATCCGTCACGATCTCCATCATCGCGTCGCTGGACTTGCTTGAGCCCGTTCCGCCCACCCTAAGCCGATTGTGAGCAGGTGACTGCCTGATAATGCGGTTCTTGGCAGTCGGCTCCCAAAGCTTCGACACATCCAGCACTCCGCCCACAACCGCCGGGTGTGCCATTAGTCCCCATCCTTATATATGCACATTGCCGCCCCCAGTATCACCTAAACACTATTATCGGCGATCTCCACCGCGTAGAGCGTATCCACCGCTAATCTTCCCACTCTGGCTCGCCCGCTGTCAGTGCTGGGGCATCCTTCGTCGGCGTTGGCAGCATCACCGTTTGGATGCCGATTGAGCCGGTGTGCTCTAGCTTGTCGCCGTATACCTTTGGTGCGACCTTGCTCGCATACCATTTGCGGGCATCAATCTGGAGTCTGGATCGCTCTACAGCATCGCCGATGACGATCTCTTCGCTGCCATCTGGCTTGATCGTAATCTTTCGCGCCTCAACTGGCGTATCTGCCAAGTGGATGATTTCGCTTGCATAATGTTCAGCCTGGTATTCACGCGCGCGCGCGTATTTCTCGCGAAAGCCTTCGTGTTTCTGCAGCCACTTGTAAATCGTCCCCTCTGCTGGATAATTGGGATCGTTCGCAATTTGCAGGACAGATCGTCCAATTGCAATTTCGTCACAGATCGCGTTTGCGATGATTTCGCTGTAATCGGACGGTCTACCGATTTTCGCCATAAGTGCAAGAACCTCAAAGCGATTTTAGCATTAGGGGTGTTTTTAGGGACACTGCGACCTTAAGCATGGCGGGCGCTGATTAGCTTTGCGGCGCTGTGTTCTATGCGTAGCGTTCTATCAGGTCGTTAATTCTAATAGACTTAGCTCGTCGCTCTGTTCCGGGCTTCCGCCCACCGCGTTTTCGCAGGGTCGATGCTCGTTTGTCGCATCGGGAAAAGCTCCCAAGGTCGGCGAAGGAATTCAAACGTGAGCACCGCTGCTCAACTCCAATATACAC